GTGTAGCACAGCCTGGTAGTGCGCCTGGTTTGGGACCAGGAGGTCCAAGGTTCGAATCCTTGTACTCCGACCATGGTCAGTTGATAAGTAAAATAGTGCGGGATTAGTTTAATGGTAAAACAGCAGATTTCCAATCTTCGGTCAAGAGTTCGATTCTCTTATCCCGCTCCAAGGACACTATGCAGCCAGTTGTTGATCAAACAGAACTTGTACGTAAATTTAATTTTCGCAGTGTCATCACTGAGCAAGATGATATCGCTGCCTGCGGCATCGTAACTAACATCATAACCAATGGTGACTACTTTACCAATAGTCCCAAATTCCAAACCAAAGAAAACATATTTGCTAGACCAGAAGCTGTTTGGTTAAAATACCGCATGAGTTTTATGTTCTCGGTATTCATGTATCTTGGACGAGAAGTAAAAGTCTCTGAAATGATGGCTTGGAGTTTTATGACAAATCTCCAGGGTGCCGAAAATCGCGACAACTTATGGCATCACCACTGGCATCCAAAAAATCCAAACAGTAAAATGTTCAGCGGAATATACTATCTGCATATTCCCAATGATGTTAAAGATCGAGACTATTGCGGCACAGAGATAGCACCCAACGGTGCAGAGCAAGACGGAAAATATTTCATTAAACCCGCCGAAGGCCACTGGATCATTTATCCCAGCGACACCTGGCATCGCCCGGGCATAGTGCAGAGCGAACACTATCGCTTTGTGTTAGCAGCAGATATAGAATGCTCCTATAGTTAAATGGCATAACGCATCCTTGGTAAGGATGTATTTCAAGTTCGATTCTTGGTAAGAGCACCAGCACCACACTCGCTGTAGTTCAATGGATAGAACGGGGTCCTCCTAAGACTCAGATCCAGGTTCGATTCCTGGTGGCGGGACCACTATAAATATGAAATATGATCACATATTTAAGATTTATTGACCCGGATCAAACGGCAGTGTCGCATGTTGCGATAAAAGTTAAATTACTAATTCTTATAAGTTTTATTGTAACTACATGGTGGGTAATTACCAACAACGAAACTTGGTGGATAAATTTTTTATATTTTTATATTTCTTTGTTGATTGGCAGAATTTTTGTAGAAATAGGATTACACAGATTTTTCAGTCACAAAAGTTTTAAAACTTCTGAATTTAAAAAAAATTTTTTGTTGATCGGCGGAACCCTAATAGGATTGGGCAGTTGCATATCTTATGTAGGAGTACATAGAACTCATCATAGATATTCTGACACTGTCAAAGATCCTCATAGTCCTAAAAATATAGGAATAATTAAAACTTGGCTAACAATGTGGGATAAAAATTGGATAGTTGATTTTTCTTCAGTTAAAGACTTGTTGAGAGATCCATTACAAATGTTTTTGCATAGACATTATTTTAAAATCGTATTAGGTTGGGTAATGATACTAAGTTTAATTTCTTATATCATAAATTCGATAATTCCTCTGCTACTCTTATTTGCACTACCGAATCTAATGACATTCATTACAGCGGGGTTTACTAATGCTATTGGGCATACCGCGGGTTATCGGAATTTTAACACAGATGACTGTAGTACAAATCAATATTTTACTAGATTTTTATTTTTAAGTGCAGGACTACATAATAATCATCATGCATATCCTAATGCTTGGAATTTTAATGTTCGTAATAAGTGGTTTGAGTTTGATACCGAAGGAATATTAATCAAACATTTTTTTATAAAACATTAAAATAAAATTATTCAGCAATGCTTCTCATTTATTAAGAAATTTTTTCATAGCCCAATATTCCGAGCCCAGCGGAGTCCACCAATTGGTCCAACTAATTTTACTATCATATTTAAATTGATCATCATTTACTTTATTAAGGGGGTCTTCGAGAGAAATTAAGCTAGGGTGGCTAAACATTAAAAAATTAATATAATTTTTTCTCGTCAATGATAGTAATCCGATGCCGATGTGATGAACACATATGTCCCAAGCAGCACCCCCAATTAACCAATGTCCTGCAACAGATATGGAATCGAAATGTAATTCTAAATCCTCCCAACTTTTGCAGACTAGATGTGTGCCTGGCAATGTTTTTAAATTCTCTGCTAGATTTTCGGTAGATGACACAATATACTGATATTCTGTATTATTTAGAATAAATTGTTCTAATTGAGAATAAAACTGTAAATATTCCGGATGTTGATCTAACCATTGTTTGCCCCAACAATCTATTAAAATAATACCCACTGTTTGAAATTTTTTCATTGACTATAAATTATAAAAGTTATATAATAATATTTACCTGGCGTTAGTTCAATGGACAGAACAGTAGCCTTCTAAGCTATAAATACAGGTTCGATTCCTGTACGCTGGACCAGATTTTTAGGATACTAACAGCAACAACCTCTTGGTTAATTCGCTTCATGCGATATTTGGTTCAATTCCAAAAAAGATAGTATCCTGTTATTTTTGACCATTTAGGTTCTTTTCAGCAATTAAAATAATCTTTCTGAAAAAAAGAGGGGCTGGGTTCGAATCCCAGGCGTGAGTTGGTCTTCACGTTGGTGTAGTGGACAGCACGTAAAAGGAGAACCTGTTATTGTCCGGTTAGTTCAGAGGTATGAACGCTACCTTGACACGGTAGAGGTCACTGGTTCAATCCCAGTATCGGACACCAAAATAAAAATAAATTTTATTAAAGTATAAATACTTACATATATTCATCTGGAGATTATTATGATTTTTACTAAAAAATCGGCCGGTACAATGACAGAAGAAACACTTCAACAAATAGCGTCAAATGTAGGGTACACAACTGTTTTTGACAATTTTTTGAATCAATTGGTAAATCAAGGTAAAACTGACGGTGAAGTTCACGAATTTTTGATTGACGGGTTTGTGGTACGGGAACGCCATTTTACAGATCAATCTGCCGCAGACGAATATGTAACGTTCTGTAATGCCAAACAAATAGAGGCTGGGTATGATGTTTCTTTGGTTACAGGTGATATCTGATATAATAGATACACATTTTAATAGATTAATTTGTTGACTTTAATCTATCAATTCTATATAATAACAACATAATAAAATTTTAGGCTAGGTTCAGCAAGTAACCATTACATGGACAGGTGAACAGCGATAACTTCAAGTTTACCTAGAGGAGTTTCGATAAGTCTCCTCGATAAAAACAAAAAGTAGACAACTAGCCTGCTATTTTTTGGATGAGTTCAGCACTTTAAAATAAACTCTGACGTAATTACCATAGACAGCGGTAGCGGTACACAGTAGAAATACTGTTCTAGGAAACTAGACGCCTAAGGAATGGATGACAGCATGGAAAGACATACTATGTTTCTAGTAGCAGACACAATTACTAGATAGGCAACATGAATGTTGATAGGGTCTGAGTGCCGTAATTGGTCAGACCAGAAAATAAACAAATTGGCACGATCATCCAGTTATTGACTTAATTAATTTTTTCTAGTAAAATAAGTTTTTAGGATACTAACAGCAATTTTTATACATTTGACTTCTAATCAAAACCGTAAAAATGTATCCTGTTGCATAAAATCAAAGAAAGGAGAGTACTATGCAATTCGTTGAAGCAATCAAAAATCAAGAAGCCCGTACCGCAAATGGTATGAAGGCTCGCAAGTCCAGTGCTAACGCATGTGTTGACTTGTTTTACAATATCGGTGCAAGCCGAGGCAAGAACATTGTTCCTGCTTTTACAGCGGCTTATGTAGAAAATCCTGACTTGGCATTACGTATTACCCAATGGGCACGTGATGTACGCGGCGGATCTGGAGAACGTCAAGTTTTCCGTGATATCCTTGCATATCTGGAAAATACCAAACCTGAAGATGCTAGTCGTCTGCTGGCTAAGGTACCAGAGCTAGGTCGTTACGACGACTTGTTTGTGTTTAAGACTAAGCCTCTTAAAGCACAGGCATACACTTTGTTGGGCGATGCATTACGCGCACGGAATGGGCTGGCTGCAAAGTGGACACCTCGCAAAGGTGAAGTCGCACGTGAAATCCGTGAATTCTTTGGCATGAGTCCAAAGCAATATCGTAAGAGCCTTGTGACCCTTACCAATGTTGTTGAAACACAAATGTGTGCCAACAACTGGGACAACATCAACTATAGTCATGTTCCTTCAGTGGCACATGCACGTTACAAGAAAGCATTTGGCCGTCATGGCACAACTTATGCCGAATATGTAACCAAGTTGGTCAAGGGTGAAGCTGGTGTTAAAATTAACGCCAGTGCAGTGTTTCCATATGATGTGCTGAAAGGCCGTATCGGTCGTTACAACACAATGTCCAAGCAAGAATTGGATGTTGTGGAAGCACAATGGAATGCATTGCCTAACTATGTTGGCGCTGCTAATGTTCTGCCTATGGTAGACAGTAGTGGTTCGATGACTTGCCCTGCGGGTGGTCATACTTCTAAGTCAGGCTTGACCTGTTTGGAAGTTGCAATCTCCCTAGGCTTGTACTTCGCTGACAAGAACACTGGTAAGTTCAAGGATACATTCTTGACTTTCAGCCGTAGTCCTAAGTTGGTTAACCTTAAAGGTAACATCAACCAAAAGATTGACCAAATGAATACTGGAGAAGTTGCTAACACCAACCTTCACAAAGCATTTGAATTGATCCTGGATGTGGCAGTCAAGAACAATGTTCCACAAGCAGAAATGCCTGAAACATTGGTAATCTTTTCGGACATGCAATTCGATCAAGGCGTAGACCGTGACGAATCGGCAATCGAAATGATTGAACGCAAATACAAGGCAGCAGGTTACACTGTTCCTCAAGTTGTGTTCTGGAACTTGAACGCCGCTTACGGTAACACTCCTGTCAAATTTGACAAGCGTGGTACTGCTCTAGTGTCTGGGTTCAGCCCAGCAGTAGCAGGTGGTATCATGGGAGGTAACATGGATGACTTCACACCAGAAGCAATCATGTTAAAGACCGTAATGAAAGATCGTTACTCGATCTAACAAATTCGCTGACCCGCACAACTCGAAAGAGACGAAACTCAGCGTCCGCGGTACACGAAAAGCGGGATGGGCTGTGTATCCGGGGTGTGGTATCCCGACACAACAAACTACCAGTAGGGCCTTAGGGCCCTATTTTTTTGGTTGACAAAAATGAACTTTTCTGCTATACTGTAGTTACAGTAATTAGAAAGGAGTTCAAAATGGCAGAAGTCCGGCTCAATGGTCCTCTATTCAAAGTTACAATGACTGAATATGAGCGTGGGTGGGGTCAACGCCTTATGGGTGAAAAGTTCTTCGACAATGAAGAAGAAGCCCGTAAGTTCTGCGAAGAGTATTTCAGTGGTAGCCCCGACTGCTACTACAGAGCAGAATATAGAAAGGTAAATTAATATGCCATGGATTCAAAACGTTGCGTTGAGCGACATTAAAAAAGGATTTCATATTAACCCAGGCGACAATGCCATGCTGATTCAGATTGTAGATCCGCCTGGCGACTTTCCTACTCCAAAGTACTCTTTTAAAGAAGTGCATCAGTTTCAATTTTTGGACATTGAAGAAAAAGACTTTGCATTGGAAGAAAGTATGCGTTGCAGTCACGAGCAAGCGGCGGAGTTAGTTCGTTTGTTACAACATGCATTGGCTAATCGCATGAATGTAATTGTGCATTGTGTAGCAGGAGTGTGCCGTAGTGGTGCAGTCTGTGAAGTTGGTGTTATGCTAGGTTTTGATGACACCGAAGCATTTCGCAGTCCTAACTTGTTAGTCAAGCATCGTATGATGAAAGCACTGGGCTGGACCTACGATGAAAACGAGCCGCACACTATCAACGGTGTGCAATTTGAATATGATGAACTAGGCAACAAAAAGATTTGGGTGCCACTACAGAGAGAAGGGGATATTTGATGTATTTGCATCGAGATGATTTGAAAAAAATGTTGTCTATACTGGAAAAATTTCCAGAAGTTGAAACTGTTGAAGTTAAACAGGACAATAGTTCTGGTATTGGTTCACACACTACGATGATCTTTGACACTGTAATGAATGAAACATCGGGCAGTTTTGAAATTGTAATTTCTAGTGTGGAGAACTGGTGATGCCCAAATGTTATCAGCTAGTCGGTGTTCCGGCTTCGGGTAAAACAACATGGATTGATTCTCAAATTTGGTCTATACCATGTGCTAAAATTAGCACAGACAAATGGGTGGAAATTTATGCAAGGGAAGTGGGAAAAACTTACTCTGAAGTTTTTACTGATTTTATGCCTACTGCTGTGGATCTAATGGCCAAGGAAGTTATTATGGCTCAAGAAATAGGTCGTGATATTATTTGGGATCAAACATCGACTACAATAAAGAGTCGTGCTAAGAAGTTTACTATGTTACCCGACTATGAACATATTGCTGTGGTGTTCAAGACCCCTGAGCACAAAGAACTTATGCGTCGATTGATAAGTCGGCCTGGTAAAGAAATTCCCGAGCATGTTATTGCCAGCATGATTGCTAGTTGGGAAGAACCTACTAAAGAAGAAGGCTTTAAGGAAATTTGGTATGCCTAAAGAGACCCCAGAACATCGGGATCTATTAGGACGTTTGCTTAACATAGGAGATTGTGTTGCATATCCGTCTAGTAATGCTTTGATTATCGGTGTAGTCAAAAAGCTTAATCCAAAAATGATTGGTGTCGAAAGATTAGGAAAAAAAGGTTGGGGACCTAGTAATAAATACCCTAATGATTTAGTATTACTAGATGGCCCTGAAGTAACCATGTATCTTATCAAACATTCTGGTTGACTAGAATTTACCAAAATGTTATAATATCACTTTAAAGAAAGGAGTACGGTATGGCTTACAATAATGGAAACCCGTATGACCAAGAAGCAGAATATGCTAAGAAGTCTATGGCAGAATTGATTGCTATCCGTACTCAGTTTGAGCTGGCAGTAATCAATCACCCCAAAGGCCCTAAGATGTTTAACGAACATCTCGAATGGGTCAAGATGAAAATTGCAGAAAGAATTGGAAGGAAATAATATGCCAAGTGTATTTTTAGTCAGCGACACGCACTTTGGTCATACGGGTGTTTGCCGCTTCACACGTAACGATGGTGTTACAAAGTTGCGCCCATGGGATAGTCCTGAGGAGATGGACGAAGCTATGATCAAGGCTTGGAACGAGCGAGTCAAGCCCACGGACAAGGTCTACCACTTAGGTGACGTTGTCATTAATCGCAAGGCATTATCTACGTTAGCCCGGTTGAACGGTGACAAGGTATTGATCCGTGGTAATCACGACATTTTCCGTGATGACGAATATAGGCAGTACTTTAGAGAGTTGCGAGCATACCATGTTATGAACGGAATGATCTTAAGCCATATCCCGTTGCACAGTGACAGCATGGGTCGTTTTGGTGTTAACATTCACGGTCACACTCATGCTAACCGCGTGAAGAAGGCGCGAGGCGTTGATGCTAGGACTGGCGAAATCTTGTA